TTCTGTAAAGAAAAATGAAATTAAATTAGAACACCCTGCCGATATACATTTTGGTGATTATTCAACCAACGTCTCTATGATTGCTTTTAAAAACTTTGCCGGCTTTTTAGATAGCCATATTGGCGAAATTACTTGGGCTAACAAAAAAGGTATGTGGAAAAATCCTTTTTAATTAGCTAATGAAATAAAAAAAGAATTAGATAATGAACATTAGTGGTAATTTATTAAAGAATATAGCAATTGGGATATTAGGGGCAGCGTGTTTGTACTCGGTTTTAACTATAAGTAATTATAATCATTTGCTTCAAGTTAATGAGGTAGTTAGTCAATACTTAGAACATGAAAATTCTGTTATTAAAAAGAAATATGATTCTTTACAAGTTGAATATAATAAACAACAATTAAGTTATATTAAATTGGATTCAATATTTGAAAACAAAAATAAACAATATAATTTATTAAAGCTAGAAAATTCTTATTTACAATCTAAGTTAGCAGATATAGAGAACGATATGGTAAACATAACGTCAGATTCATCGTATAATTATTTGATGCATAGGTATATACCTAAAACAGACTCGTTGTCATATAAATTTGCCCCGAATCAAGTTAAGTTTATTCATAAGGATGTTTTGTTTCTAGATCAAAATTTAAAGTTAAATAAAAACTTAAATGAAACTGTAGAGACATTATTCGATTTATATACTAATTCTAATTTAATGTTTAATACTTGTGAAAATCAAAAGTCTATATTACTTGATCAGAAAGATCTAATGCAAAATAGCATAAATAATTTAACTGAGATTAATAAATCTTATACAAAAGAAATTAAAAAACAAAGAATTAAATCTACTGCATTTGGAATTGGTGCAGCAGGTTTAGTAACATATATAATAATTAAGTCAGTAAGTAATAAATAATAAGATGATAGATTTTACTACATTAGATACTATAACTACAGACTTATTAAATATAATTAGGAACTTTGGTGTTTCTCGTAGTGAGAATATATCAAAGCGTCAAATTGAAATGTGGGTTCATCAACATCGTGCTATACTTATTAAGCAAGATATTGATAAAGGTAAAATACCAAACCCTGATTATATTCAGTCAATTCCTTCATTACAATTAGAGGTTGTAGATGAATCTGATGGCGGAGATATAGAAAGCGATTCTTATATCCTAAGAACACAACTGGAGATACCAAAAACATTAGACCTTAACTTTAAGCCAGGGTTTACATATATTGGTACTATAGATGGGAATGAGATTCAGTTTATACCAGAAGGTAGACGTAAATGGCAGCAATATAAAAAATATACAAAGAATGATAATTTAGCATTCTTAAGGGATAATAAGTTATATCTTATATATCCAAAACCTATACAGCAAATAACTGTAAAGGGTATATTTGAAGTACCTACAGAGGTAATGAATATTGTTAACTCTCATTATACTCCTACGGAAGGTGGCTGGTCTGATCCTTATCCTATACCAATCAATATGTTACCTACTCTTAAAGAAATGATTCTTAAAAAAGAATTGGGTATTGGCGTGTCTGCATTAAGTGATAATAAAAACGATAGTTCAAATTTTGTTTCTAAAGATATAACAAGTTAGAGAGATGTCTAAATTTTATGGTAGAGGTAAGAATGTAATTCAAGACCCTTATACCATGCCAGATATGTATCAAGCTTATATTAAAGATATTCCTAAAGAATCAGCCTACTATGTTACGTACACGGAATACGCTAAGATAGTGGGCTTATTTTATAAAGAGGTATCCCATAAGATTATCGAGCATGGAGAATTGTTTCATATGCCTTTTAGGCTTGGCGATACATATGTAGAGAAGAAGAAATTAGATTATAATAATAGACCTCCCATTGATTGGCAAATGACAACAGCTAGGGGTAAGGTTATATATAATTTTAATGAACATTCTGGTGGGTATAAGTATGAATTAAAATGGAATAAGCGAAATAGTTTATTTCATAATTTCTATTTATATAGATTAGTATATACACGATCAAATAAAAGAGCTGTTGCAAAATGTATTAAAGCTCGCACAATTGATTATTTTGAAAAATAATATAAAATGATTTATAAATTAACAAGTGTTAAGTCTGTTATAGCAAAAGTATTTACAGATTTAGATTTACAAGAAGAGACACATAGAGTGTCAGATATGATAGAATGGGCAGGTGAGGCACTTGAAAAGATAGGAGCTTTTCCTTATTTTGTTAATAAAGTTACAGGTCTTGAAGGTCGTCCCTTATTAGAGTTAAATAATTATCAATGTAAATTACCTTGTGACTTTTACTCATTGATTCAAATGACTTACTCTGAAAATACCAATGGTCCATTTTTACCAATGCGTTATTCAACTGGTCATTTTGAAACAGCAGGTGATACAGAGGATATTACAAGTACAACTGTAACTCCTCCTGAGGCTGATATTATAACGTTTGCAATGCAATTATATAATTTAAATTATCACGATGCTGTAACATATTTAAATACTGTTCCAGAAAAACGTACTCTTATAGCATCAATGATATCAGATGGATATGCTAAAGTTGTTAATATAGATCACAATTTAGGTAATCCATTGACAACGACTGAAGATATTACTTACGTAATTGCACATAATTATATTAAGACTAATGTACGTACTGGTTATATAATGATGGCATATCAAGCCATACCAACTGATTGTGATGGTTATCCTATGATACCAGATGAGATTAGTTTTAAGGAAGCTATCTATTGGTATATAACTATGAAGATGATGTATCCCAAGTGGGCTGAAGGTAGGATAAGGGATGCAGTATATTATGATGCTAGGAGATCATGGAATTACTATTGTAAACAAGCATATGGAGATGCTTTAATGCCAAATGCTGATAAATTAGAAAGTATTAAGAATGCTTGGGTTAGGCTAGTGCCTAATCTTAAGGAACATGCTTCTGGCTTTTCAACTCTGGGCCAAGAGGAGTATTATTATAATCATAATTAATCATGGCTGAAAAAGTTGTAAATGGTTTTATGAAAGGCATGTCTACGGATATGCATTATTCATTATTAGATAACCAACAATATTCGTATGCAGAAAATATTAGGCCTGTAAGTTCTGGCTTTAATACAACTGGTGCTATAGAAAATATAAAAGGTAACAAGTTTATAGGCGACTTTGGATTTACAAATTCAACAGCACTTATAGATGGGCATGTTTATATGGTAGCACAATCTACAGTTATATATAACAGTGTAACATATGATGTATACTCTACATTCACATGTACTACTGCGAATGGACTAGCCTTTACTGGTACTGGTAGAGTTATAGATGTTACTGCATATGGTATATCATCAGATATGTATGTTATTGGTGGAGTTGAGTTAAGAGATTCTATTATTCTCTTTACAACAAACAATACAAGATCACAAATATATAAGTTAACTATAACTGGTGTATCTAATGGTGAAATAGACACATTGACTTTATTATATGATGATGAGTACAATGTGGATGATTCTAGGTTAGAGTTTAATGTAAATAATAGAATTAAAGCTATTGCTAGATATGAAACTCCAAATATTCAAAAGGTATATTGGACAGATGGTATAAATCCATTAAGGTACATGAATATAAATAAAGAGTGTACTACTAATGGTGATCCGTTTACAACAGATGGTGACTATTGGGGAGTAGACAAATTTGAATTGCTTCCTAAAGTTGTATTAGACAAGCCTACTATAACAGGTATAACAACAGGTACTATATCAACAGGTATGGTGTTTTACGCTTATCAATTATATATTGAGAATGGTGCAGAGTCTGCAATATCATATATAAGTGATCCTTTACATGTTACTTCTGATAGTGATTACTATTCAAGTGACTTGTATTATGAAGGAGATGGTGTAGACCCAGTAACATCAAAAGGGTTTATTATAAATATAAACATGTCTGGTAATAATACATTTGATAGGTTAAAACTTATTAGGGTTCACTATGAAAGTTTTAATCAGGTGCCAAGTATATATGTAGCGGCTGATATTCCTATTAACTTAGACAATGCTAGTATTACTCTTACAGACATTGGTTCTGTTATAACTGAATTAACAGTAGAGGAGTTTGCAATTGATTCTACAGAAATATTTATTTGTCAAGAACTTGCAACTAAGAATAATATTTTGTTTGCAGGTAATATAGAAAAGAAAACATTTACTATAGATGACTTTGATGCAAGGGCTGTTAGATTTAGAAATTGTATTGAATCTAGTAGTACTGATACTACTTTTTTTACTGCTTATGGAATGGAATCATCTGTAACAGCTATAAATGATTATTATATAACGTATACAATTCTAAATTTTTCTACTATAGCAGGTATACCAAATGGCAGAACATTGGTTAATGTAACATATGCAGAAGGTATGACAGATGGTGATTATGAAGATACTAATTATCCTGATCCTAATATATGGAATTTTACTACTACAGGTTCTACAATAACTAATATAACATATAATTTTGGTGCTGATATATTAGAATTTACTGTTACCTCTATATCTCAAATTTTTAATTATTCAGTATCATCTATAATAAATGCCAATATTCAACTATCGTTTAATTATAGTTATTCTACAACTGGTGGTGACCCAATTGTTTCTGCGGGTGTTTATGATTCTATTTTGGGTAATGTATATATAAATACTCCTGCTACAGATACTATTGCTGATTGGAATACAGCAGGATGGTCTAATTATATAGTTACTCACGATGGTATAAATAATTATAATAATCCAGATAACGATCTTGATCCAGAAAAGCAATTTATATACAAGTCAGATGGCATGACACTAGGTGCTGAAGGACCTAATGTTGAAATAGAATTTAAATGGGAAGATTTTGCTATAGATGATATTTCTGGTACTGCTTCTACATACTATGTTGGTACAGTATCTAATGGATCGTATAGTAATTATTCTAGTCCATTAAATGGTGGTAAACTATCATGGCAACGAGATGAAGTATATAGATTATTTGTAAGTTTTAAAAATACTAGGGGGCAAGACACTGAACCAAAATGGATATGTGATCTTAGGATTCCTAAAATGGTAGACTCTACTTATGGTGTAATTGCTAATAGGATATTCTCTATGACTCAAGCTAGGCGAGTATACCCTGTTATAAAAATTAAATCTGGTTCTTGGCCAACTGATGCAGTATCTGCACAAGTTTATAGGGTTCCTAGGAATAAAGAAGATCGTCAGATTGTAACACAGGCTTTAGCTTAT